CTTTCCCCTTGAGGGGTGGTCAGTCTGTACATAGAAATCCTCCTTATACAAAAAAGCATGGGGCTATTGCCCTGGAAATGTTGGCGTAGCTACCGGTGGCGCTGCCGTCGGTGTTGACACCGAAAAAAAAGCGGCTGTCGCTCGAATCGACGGAACGGCAATACGCAATGGCCGCCGTGCCGGTGGCGTTGTACTTATAATGCACCTTGCTGTTTCCAGCCTTGTAATAATCATACTGGGCCTGGTAATTCTGCTCCGCGCTGTTGGCGAAGGTTCTTACCCCAAAATATTCAAACTCCGCCAGCAGTGCCAGCAGATCCCGAGTAGCGGTGACATAGCTTGCGGTGTCATGTTCGCCGCCGGTGTTGTCGCTGTACTTGGTGGCTGGCTTCATCACCGCCCGGAGATCCACCGGCAAAGCTGTCAGCAGGTTGTTGGCCGTGGGGCTGGTGGCGCTGGTGCTGTCGCCGCCCAGCACGGTCTTTCTCATGTGGCTGTTTACCCACCCGCCGGTGTTTGTCCGAGTTTCGTTCATGGTAAATGCGCCGGTGGCGCCGGTAGTGATGTCGTAATTGCTGTCTACCAGGCCAACCAGTTTCCCGCCGATCTTACCGATCTGGAAATGGATCAGGTGTTCGCCCTCTCTGGCAGCGTTGTGGTCAATCCCGATGATAAACGCCTGCACCGTCAGGTTGGTAAAGGTGGTATTTCCCACCGTGCCGTTAATCACAATGTCCTTCGTGTCGCCCACGTTCCAGTACTGCGCCGCCAAGCCTGCCTGACTGATTTTGCTGATGGTTTCCCAGCTGTTGTTATTCAGCACCGGGTCAACAGGCACCGGTGCCGTCAAGGGCGGCACAATGCCGCTCATAATCACTTTTCCCATTATGCCACCTCCTTAGAAGCAGAAGGCGAAGGAAACGGCGTTCTCATAGCTCGCGTAGTCATAGTTGACGGAGCCGCTGCTGTAGACATAGCAGAAATATATGCCGCTGCCGCCATGCGGAGAGCGCTCCCACCAGAAGCCCGCGCTGCCGTTGCGGTTCTTCACCTTGCTGTTGCCCGCCTTGTAGTAGTCGTACTGTGTGCCTTCGCCGCTCTTGGAATAGGTGACGCTGCCGAAAATCTCGATCTCGCTCAGCAGAAACAGCTTGTCCGCCGTGGTGTTGATGGTGCTGCTCTGGCTGCCCGCCGATGTCAGCTTGTTCACCTCCCGGATGCCGTTCTGCACCTCCGTCGGCATCAGGGCAAGGATGGCAGGCAGGTGCGTCTGCCGCATGGCGCAGCTCGTCCAGCCGCCTACGTTGGTGTTGGAGCTGTTCATCCGGTTTACGTACGCGTAGCAGTCATGCAGCTGGAAGGTCAGCGGTGCTTTCCCGGAACCGTCGGCATAATCGTCATGCCCCTTGCCGATAATGTCGATAACGTAATCTGCCCCGTTAATCGTCATGGCTTTCTGGTTCCCTACTACCCACGTCTCCGGCACTTGGTTCTTGTGGCAGGCATCAATGATCTGCGCCCACGTATTATCCGCAAAATTCGCCTTGTACGTTACCGGGGCCGTATGCACACTGCCCTTCCGAAGGAATAAAACGTGTCCCATTATGCCGCTCCCTTCAAAATCATGGTGGTCTTGTCAAATAGTGCATTGCTGTAGAGAATGAGGGCAGGGCGGACGCCATACTGGTAAGTTGATCTGATAGTATTGCAGCCACCATTATTGTCAACGTACCACACGTTAGTTGTGCTTGCTCTGTATGTGTATGGAGAGCGAAGCCACCAAAAAGATGCCGAACCGTTTAGGTATGCAATACGTTTTGGGTCTGCACCAGCAATCTGATCAAAGTAGTCCAATTTTGCGCCATCTCTTGGCAAATAATCTGCTCCCCCAATCCCAATCTCATAACCGGATAGTAGAAAGGCTTTTGCAGACAGTCCAGATGCACCAAAAGCAATTCCCGCGCCGCCAGTCCCATTCACATAGGGGATTTTAACCTGCTTAATAACAGTCTGTTCCATTCCTCCAAACAGGTTTAAAAATGTATCGTTGATGTAATTGTGGGCGGCAGATTCTTTGTATCTATTGTTTTCGGAACTGTTATATGCAAGTAACTCACGTATATCTTTCCGCAGCAGCCACGTTCCGTCACAGCTTGCGTCATACAGGCTGCTGTTTTCCGGGATGCCTTGGTTGACAACCAAGTATTCAACAGCCGCGCCGTTTTCCATGAGTTTGACCGTAGACCCCACCGGCAAAGTGCTTGCCAAGATACCGGTTGACGGTGCTTTCGCTCTGCACCCGCCAACCACCGTTACATGGCCCATCAGCTCACCTCCGCCACAATGGGGATCGCAGCCGTGTTGGCGTCCCCGAAGATGGTAAACTTGATACCGCCGTCATAGGTCTCTGCGTAGCCATTGGTGATATAGGTCAGGTACTGGTTTTCCGCCTCCACAAAGGCCGCGTAATCATCGCTTGTCCCACTGCCGGTGTAGGCATGGTCCACCGTGGCCGTATGGCTTGCCAGCACCCCCGGAATCGCCACGCTCTGGGTCTTGACCCCGGTGTTGCTGTCCTCTGTCCATGTGGTTCCAATGGTGGCGGTGTAGGTCTTGACGGAGCTGATCTCCGGCAGCTGGCTTGCAGGCACCTTGCCGTCCGCTCCAAGAGACGCCGCCCCGATGGCCGCAGGGGTAATGGGGTCTGCCCCATTCTTCCCGTGCTGGCTGGCGTGTTTCCCCGCCGCCTTGCCGTTCAGTGCTTCCCGGATGTCGGCGTGGGCGTCAACGCTCTGGTTATGCGTTGATACATAGCCCTGCGCCTCCGTTTTGGTAGCGAAGTCGCCGCCAACCGCTGCCTGTGCCTGCTCTGCCCAATACTTAGCGTTGTCCGTGTCCTCACCAGGGCGGGTGTTGGTGCCGCCTACGGCCCAGCTTTGGGCGGTTTTGTTGATACCGTCCACACTGGACGCGCTCTGCGCCGCTGCCGCCGCTGCCGCGCTGGCCTGAGACGCGGAGCTGGCCGCTGCCGCCGCTGACTGACTGGCGGAGCTTGCCGCACCGATGGCCGTACCCGCCGCGTCCTTGGCGCTCTGCTCACTGCCTGCGGCTTGGGACGCGCTGCCCGCCGCCGCATTGGCCTGTGCGGTTGCACGGGCTACGATACCGGCGGTCTCGTCTGCTCTGGCGGTCTCTGCCTGCGCTCTGGCGTTTTCAGCAGAGACGCGGGAGGATTCGGCCTCAGACCGGCCTTGCTCAGCGGATACCCGCCCAGATTCAGCAGATACCCGGCCCTCTTCGGCGGTCACGCGCCCCTGCTCTGCTTCAACACGCGCCGCCTCCGCCTGCTTGCGGCTCTCCTCTGTGGCGTCATCCGTCAGAACCGACGGGATCAGGGTCTCGTTGATGTACTTCTTGATGATGTTGCCGCCTTCATCAAACTTGGCTTTCAGCTCCGCACTGGTCAAACCGCCCACGTCGTTCGGCTCATCGTCCAACTTCTGAATGATGTTCAGATCGCCGTCCAGCAGTTGGATTTCCAGATTGGAGTTGGCTACCACGTTCAGGTCCGCTGTCAATCGCTTATCCATTTAAGCACCTACCTCCGTTTTCGGCACTTCGCCGGTCTCGTTGATTTTCCGCTGCAACTGGCCGTATCCGGCCCCGCCCCGAATGGGGACGGTTTCTTCCTGAGTGATCGGCTGTTCGCCCTCTGCTCCCGGCTGACCACCCATCATGGCACGTTCCTGCTGCTGGAGGGCTTGAATCAGCGCCTCCTTGTCGGTAATCTGTCCGGCGGGCAGACGTTTCAGATATTCCACCGTGGAGATCTTGCCCTGCATCAGCAGATTGTCCAGCGTCTGCATGGCGGCGATCTCGCTCCAGTAAGAAGCCGCGCCCGCATCCAGGCCAATGGTAAAGGGAATCTCCTTCAGGATAGAGAAGTCAAAGGGAACTACCAATTTGCTGTTGTCATAGGGGTTGGAGATCTCCACATACCGCTCTCCGTAGTATTCGCCCATGAACTCCATGTAGATGCGGCCCAGATCCTCAATGCTCTGCAAAAGGTTCTGCTTCGTCAGCTCCATGGGCGTTGCCGCCGCCCGCTGCAAGGCGATGATGGCGGAGGTGTTGTCCGGGCGAGTATCGCCCAGCGCCACGTCCGATGCGCCGAGGAACTTCTGCGTGTAGCTGATGGCAATGTCGATAAACTGGCTGATCTGTGGGGAGATGCTGGCGGGGTCAATGATCTTCGCCACGCCCTCCACACTGCCGTTCACCGGAATGGCCCCACCGATTTTGTTCGTCCACTTGGCTACCTTGGTGGAATCGTATACCACCTTCGGATAGGCCAGCGTCATCAGCGAGATCATGGACATGGCAAACAGCTTATTGACAAAGATTTGGTTGGGCAGCAGGCCGGTGATCATAGCCTGTCCGTGGTAGCAGTCCTGCACATAGTCCCAGTTCATCCACGTCAGGGGATACAGCTTGATACCAAGGTCCAGATCACCCCGGATCTCCGCCTGCCGGGTGCACTCGTAGGCGTGGACGGTGCCGGTCTCGTCATCCTTCCACAGCCGGAGCAGCACCGTCACCTTGTTCCCGCTGCCGCTCATGGAATCCATGTAGTTGTTGCCGCAGTCCTTGTTGTCCGGCTGGATCTCGTCCGGGTCCTTACCGTACCGCTTGGCCCGCTTCCGGGCCTCACTCAGCAGCATCCGCCGTTCCAGAATGATGTAGGGCTGGCTCTGCACGTCCCGGTTGTTGGGGTTGCCGAACAAAACCTGCGTGTTCATCAGAACCTCCGTGCGGATGGCCCCCTTGCTTGCCTGCCCGGTCTCCGCCGTATCGTCCCAGTAGGTATACATACAGCCGTCACCGTCCACGGCGGCGTTGCGGGTATACTCCCGGATGCGCCCGCCGATACTGTTGTGCTCAAAGATGGACGCGAACTGATCGTTAAGAATGTCGGCCACCAGTTCCAAGGTCTGCGTGTTCCGCTCCCCGCTGGAGGACATGGCCCGCGCCCACAGCTTCAGGTTGTCCGTGGAGATATTCGCCACGGAGAACAGCACCACCCGCTTCATAAAGTTGAATACGGGGGTGGGGAGGCCGTTGCTCTGCACGCCCTCCCACTGCTTACCGATGAAGAAATTTTCATTGGTTTCCACGCAGTCATAGAGGTCAATGCCGCTGTTGAAGCTGACGCCCGCGTTGTATTCTTTACCGACCCGCTCCGGGGTCATCGTCTGTTTGCTCATGGGATCACCCCTTTATTTCACATTTCCGGTATAGCGGAGCTGCACGTCCGTCTCCAGAACCGTTGCGGTAGACGATGCCGATTTGCTCTTGAATACCAGCTTGTAGAAGGTGGCCTTCTTCACCTTCATTTTCACCCGCCGGACCTGCGGCTTTCGGTTGGTGCCGAAAGACCAGTGGGCGAAATCCGCATGGGCGAAAGTGGCAAGGCCGGAAGAGACAATCTTTTCCGGGTAGTCGCTGCGGCGGTTGGTCTCCACCGTCACATGCACCCGCGCGTTGCTCTCCGGCTGGATCGCCACGAAAATAAGCGGGCTGTATTTCAGCACCCAGTCCCGGTCAAAGTCCATGGAGCCGGTGGCAGCGTAGGCGTCAATGTCCTTGCCGTCGTCGTTCCGGTACTGCCGGGAAAGATGCACCACGCCGCCGTCAGGCCGGAAGCCGTAAGTCTCAAGCCCCACCTCCACCATGGCCCGGAAGCTCAATCCGGTGTAGAGATACCATGCGTCCGCGCCGTAGTTCAGGATCAGCGCCTTGTCTCCGTACATCCACCAGTATTCCTGCGCCGATTTTCGGTTGAAGGTCCGGGTCTCTTTCATATCAAAGCCTTGCAGCGTCACCTCTACCCGGTCGGAGATCCGTTCTGCGTTCCGCTCGTCAAAGGTGATGTTGCCGCTGGTGGATACGCTCCGCCACCGGTACACCGCCTGATCGTCCAACGTCAGGGGGTTGTTCTCCAAAATGTCCACCTGTCCCGGAGCCTTATTGCCGAACTGCCGGTTGACAGGGGTCACATAGAATGCCGCCGTGGTGACGTCCGTAGCCGTTACCAGCGTGGAATAGCTCATGGAGTAGGTGGCGTCCTGCTTGAACACCACCAGCCGTGCGTAATGACGCACCATGCCGGTGATAGGCGTGTTGGCCTCGCCAACCTCCGCCTCGTACAGATCCGGGAAGTATTCCGCCGAAGGCTTGCCGGTGGCGGAATCAATGCCGGAGTAAATGGTCTTGTTGGTGCCGTCTCCGTAGAGGAACACACGGCTGTCCGTCTGGCCGTTGTAAAGCTCGGAGAAGCGCATCCCCGTTACCTGCGCCCGTTCTCCGTTGCCGCTGCGGTAGATCAGCTCCAGTGTGTTGGTGCCGGCAGCCGGGGCGGGGGTAATGGTGAAGGTCCGCGCCGTCAGGTCTGAGATGTAGGTCTGCGCCGTATCCCCAATCTTCACGGAGATGATCTCATCCACCGTCTTTTCCGGGATGTGGAAAACCGTCTCCTTGCCGTCGGGGGAATACAGCACCTTCCGCTTGCCCGTCAGCCGGTTCACGTTTTCCAGCAGAAACCCACCGCCCGCAGGCGTGGTGGCGTTCATCACCGTAGGGATATAGCCCTCCACCGCCGTAAAGCTGCTGGTGTCCTTGCCGTCCCAGCTCATGTATTCATGGCCGTTCAGCAGGTAGACCTTGTTGGAAAAGCCGAAGAATGAGGTCTGGTCCTGCGTGCACTGGCCCACAACCTTGGTTGTTGCCGCCGCCGGGTCCAGAGAGAAGATCAGCCCGCCGAAGGCGGCAAGGGTCCGCTGTTTGCTGTCTACCACGCCCTCCCACGCGCCGGAAAAAACCGGGTTTGCTGTGGGGGCCGTGTGGCCGCTCTCCGCGCACCATGCGTCCCATGCCGTTTTCAGGTTCAGCACCGTCTTAGTGCCGGGGCGCAGCTGCAAGTGCTTCTCCCGCGTTATGCGGAAGTTCCGCATCTTGCTCATTTCGCCGTTCTTGATCTTGGTATCCCCGTCCGGGTTCTCGTTCAGGCCCAGAAACTGGCGGATCTTCAACACCTGAATATCGTTGCTGGATGTGATTTGAGCCATCGTCTGGGCCTCCTTTATCCGTAGGATAGATAATCGGCGGTCATCTCTCCGCCCGTCATCACGTCATCGTAGTCCTCGCCCTCGTCGAAATCGTCCACGATCTTCTCCACGGTTTTCTGAGCGCCCAGAACACGGGTGACACAGAAATACCGGGCAGCGTCGCAGATATGGGTGATCTCATGGGGTTCCGTGGCGCAGTCTGAGGGGTTTTTCTCGTCGTGCTGGATGGAGGGCAGGTTGCGGATCAGGCCCACGCAGTTTTCCGTCACCAGCAGTCCGGGCCGGTCCGTGTCGCTCTTCATTGGCTTCAGCAGCTCCTTGACGGCCATCCAGCCCTGAACACGGTTGTTGCTGGCCTTCAGCAGCCCTAACCCGTTCTGTGCAAAGATCTCCGCCATGCTCCGCCCGCTGTCCTTCTGCCGGTTCCACATATCCGGCGGGGCAATGGTGAACTCAATGTGTTCCTCCGGCGGGGTCAGGGCAATTGCCAGCTTTGCCGCCTCGCTAACGATCAGGCCGCTTTGCTGTACCTCCCGGTACACATAGGCCCGCCCCTCAAAGTCCACCGCCACCCAAAGGCAGGCGAACATATCAAGACCATAGTCGAACGCCCGGTATTTCTTCCACTCCTGGGGCACCCGCACAAAGGGCGCAATCACATGGGTCTCCCGCCGGAACTCCGGGAAGAACGTGCCTGCCATGGCGTTCCAATCGCCGTAGCGCCACGCCCGCCGCACATCCTCTGGCAGCAGGTCCAGCATTTGTTTGTACTCCGGGGACGCCTCCAAAAGCTGGGGGTTATCGTCCACCGTGGCAGGGATAAAGGTGTAATCCTTGGCCTTTTCCCCCTCCCGGTACTCCCGGTCCACGAACAGCCGCTTCACCCACAGGTGGCCGATGCCGCCGGGGTTGCAGGTCAGATACATCCGCCGGGGGAACTTGGTCGCGCCACGCAAGCACGCGCCCAGGGTCCGGAACTGGGATTCTGAAAACTGGGTGGCCTCCTCCATGAAGATCCAGTCAAATTCAAGGCCCTGATACTCCTGATCGTCTCCCGCTCCGTAGTGTCCGAACTTGATGATGCTGCCGTTGCAGAAGAACATCATGCGCATACTGCCGTTGTAGCTGCCCACCTCCGGCGGGATCAGCTTCTGCATAGGCAGAATGATGTTCTGCTCCAATTCCGGGTACTCCCGGCGCACGATCAGGATCTTGATGCCGGGGTAGGTGAGCGCACCGCCTGCCGCCTTCCGCAGCAGAACGTGTGTCTTTCCGCCGCCTCTGGCGCCGCCGTAAGCCGTGTACCGGCTCCGGGACTGGCAGAACTGCTTTTGTTTGGGGTTCAGTGTCCCCAGATCCACCTGCACCGTTCCGCCTGCTGTTTGTTTATATCGAGGCATAATCGCTCCTTATATCTGGTGGACGGGCCGGGTTCATGCACCCGCTCCGCCCATATATAGGGGAAGGGGCCGAAGCCCCCTCCCATGAGATCACTCGTAATCCTTGGTGCCCTCGATGCCCACGCAGCCGTCCTTGGTGCCGATGGCCCGCATGGTCTGACCGGCGGTCAGGGTCACAGCGGCGGTGTAGATCTGGGCGGTGTTGGAGTACCGGGGGTTGGTGCCGTCGGTGGTGTACTTGAACACCACGCCGGACACGGCGGTGATGCTGACGGCATGGCCGGTAATAGACATCACGGGGGCCGCCAGAACCGCAGCATTGCCGCAAACGGCAACACCGTCGCCCTTGGCGCCCAGCACGAAGCTGTCATAGTAGGTCACGCCCTGCACCACGGGGCCGGAATAGCCCTGCACCTCGGTCAGGATGTTGTACTTCTGGAGCTTCACAGGGTCCACGGTGCAGCCCTTGTGCTTGATGAAGAAGTACACACCGGCGGGCATGTAGCTGGTGGGGATGGGCTTCACGCGGCAGCCGTCGAACTCGCCCACAACGCCCTTTGCCAGAGCCTCCTTGCCCAAAGCGTCCACGCCGATGTAATCGGGCATCTGCTTGAGCAGCTTGTAGTACTCAGTGGCGATGTAGAGGGTGCGGCCCTCCAGAGGCACCAGCGCATCGGTCATCTTCGCGTTCAGGTCGATGATGAGACCGCCGATGGTAGCCTTGGTGGGGGCGGTAGTCTCCTTGACGGCAATGTTCGCGCCCATGATCCACTTCTTGATGCGGTGCTTGTCCATGCCGGGGATGGTCACCTCGTCCAGCTGGCGGCGCAGGGCGCTGCCTGCGGACTTCTGAATGGCCTGATCGGTCTGGTCCAGCGCGTCAATGGTGAAGGAGAAGGCGGGCTGCTGCTCGCAGGTCATCTCCTGAAGGGTGTCGCCCACGTCATGGACTTCGCCAAAGCGGTTGGAGCCGCTGCGGGTGTACTGGGTCTCGGGCACGGTGTTCACGCTGCCGATGCGGATGGTGCGGCTGATGGGATTCAGCCAGGAATAGCTGTTGCCGCAGTCATCGGCGGTAATGGAGGCTTTCTTGAAGCGCTCCGCGATCTTGGTTGCGTACTTAATTGCGTAGTTGATAGCCATAGGTAAAAACCTCTCTTTCGTCCGGTTTCCCCATAGGCAAAGTGCCGTTACATGGCGCTGTCAAAGGCGTCTCCGAAATCGTCCCGCGTCTTGGAGTTGTCCCCGGCGCTTCTCATGCTGCCGGTGGAGCGCTCCGCGTTCCGTTGGTTCTGCAACACGGAGGTGGTCTCCCGCTTGGCGTCTGCCGCGTCCTGCCGCGCCTGCTGCACGGCGTACCGGGCGTAGGCGGCTACCAGAGAAGAGCCGTTCCGCACGTCTGCCCAAACCTGAGGCGGGATGCTGTTGGGGTCCTTTGCTGCCTCGGGGAATGTCTGTTGAAATTCCTGAATGTCCGCCTGCCGGCGGCTTGCCGCCTCGGCCTCGGCCCTCTGGACCTGCGCCATGGCGTCCTGCTGGGCCTGCCGCTCTGCTTCTGCGGCGGCCACAACGGCCTCCCGGTCCTCAAGCTCCACGGAGCGCCGCGCGTCCGCTTCACTCAGGCCCTCGGCCTGCTTGGCCTGCGCCCGGAGCATGGAAATGTAGTCCTTGGTGTTCAACCCCTGCTGGTTTGCAAAGCGGTTGACCATCTCCATCACAGGCTTAAACTCGTCATACTGGCTGCGAACGCGGTCATAGTCCATCCCCTTCTGGGCCAATGCCACCATTTCCGCTTCGTTGGCCTGCCGCACCTCGCCCATGTGCCGCAGCTCCCATGTCTGGGGCCGTGCGTCCACGGTCTCCTCCTCGGTCTGCTGCGTCTGGGCTGCCTGCTCCGCGTCTGCGGGAGGCTCGGTGCCCTCTTCCGGCGTCTCTGCGCTCTCACTGGGGTCCTCGACAGGCGTTTCCTCGCCAGTCTCCATCGGCTCTGCGTCCACTTCCGGCTGGTCTGCCGTCATCTCCGCGCCGCCCTCCCAATCGTCCAAAAAGGCGTCCGTGGTCTCGGGCTCCTGTTCGGGGATCTGGTTCATGTTTTCGTCCATATTGGCCTCTTTCCCCGGCCTGGTCTGGCCGGATCGTTGTATTTTCAAAGCCTGGTCTGGCTTTGCTGATAAAACAAAAACGAGACCACAAGAAACGGCTTTCGCCGTTCTCATGGCCTCGTTGGGCTCTCGTTTTTATTCGGTTTTCAGGGGGAAGGGGACGTCTGTATCCAGCTCCCGCCCCTCAAAAATGGTGGGGTAGTGGCTCACCTTGCATCTTCGGCAGTAAATAGGCGTGTTGTAGATCACACTGCCCGGTTCGATGTGCTGAAGCGCTTTCCCGCAGATAGGGCAGCGGTAGACCCACGTCCCATCTACCACCATGCTCCAAACTCCCCGTGTTCAATGCCGCCGTAGAGGTTTTCCACGTCGCCAATCACGCTGGGCAGGCTCTGGCGGCACAGTTCCAGCTGTTCCAGAAACGTCTGCCACAGGAAGTTGGCCCGACTGGGGTCCTCCTCCAGCAGAAGCAGACCTGCCAGACCGTAGGGCAGCGCCCCGGTGCAGATCCGCTCGTCCAACGCCACCTCGTCCGCCATCTCCGCCACCTTTGGGCAGATAGGCCGCTTGCCGTCCGCCGCTTCCAGCGCCTCCCGGTAGTTGTCGCTGTACGGAAACGCCCGGTCTAAAACGCTGTTCAGCAGGGAAACGGTCCGCAGCTTGTACTCCTTGGTGTCCGCCGTGTCCGTGGAGCCGGTGGATTCGTTCTGGGAATCCATCAGGTGGATGGCGATGTCGAAAATCTGCTGTACCGTAACCGCCATATCACACCTCCCGCCCTTTCAGGCTGGCTTTCATGGTGTTCAGGTCGTAGGTCATCAGGTTGTCAATGCCCTGCTCCACGCTTTTCTGCCGGTCCGTAGGCTCTTCCGTCTCCGGCTTCTCCGGTTCGGTGGGGGAGGGGGCTTTGATTTCCCGCAGCAGCCGCAGAATCAGCACTGCGCATACGGCAGCGCCTATGCTGGCCGCACCGCAGATCAGGGATAAAACCAAAATCAGGCCGTTCACCTCGCCGCCTCCTCACTTGAAGTCGCTTGCGTCCACGCCGTCCCCGAAGGTCACGTTCACGCTGATGTCCTGGCGGGTCTCCTGCTTGTCCTGGTAGCCGCCCAGACGCTTCTGCTTGTTCAGGAAAATGCCTCGCGTCACCATGCCCTTTTCCTGGTAGATGGGACTGGTGTCGATCTGCTCCTGAATCCGCTGGTATGCCAGCCGCACGTAGTAGCTCATGACGCAGCGGGGATCGGTGATTTCCTCGTCACCCGCTTCAAAGGCTTCCACCTGCGCTTCGACCACCTCGGCCTCCCGGCCATCGTTGTAGTCGTAATACCCCTGAAGCCGCTGAACCGTCCATCGCATCGCATTGGCAAGGCCCGCCTCGCTGTATGCCTGCTCCAGCCGGTCCTGCACGTCAAAGTATTCCTCGGACTGCTTCAGGAACGCCTTGATCCTCTCAATCGTCTGCTTCCTGTGGGCCGCGGCGGCCTTCTTGTTCATGTTATCCATGTGCGCCTTGCGCTCTTCCGGACTGGGATTTTTCTTCTGATAAGCCATGCCCCGGCCCCCTCTCGCAAAAAATTCTGGTGGTTTCGGCAGGAATCGAACCTGCGACATATCGGCTCACGAAGTCCGCTGCTCTTCCGACTGAGCTACGAAACCATGCTCCGGTGGGCTGTTCGGACCCACCGGGCAACAGGAAAGGAACTGAAGGTGAAAACTGGCGTCTGACATAGGAGGCAGGCGGATTCTGTTCCGCCAACTTCATTCAAGCATATTTCGTCAAGTGGATACAAGATGTTTCAGTTATTTTCGTAATGTTCTACATAAAATCCCCCGCCCCCTTTTTCCGCCACCCCCCCCAGAGGGAGCATTCGCATGGCTTCCCGCAGCTGACATGCCAGTGCAAAGAGGTCTGTGAAAGGAGGGAGAGGGTGTGTGCATATAGCCCTATACCCTGCGCAAGAGACACCCCCTGTTTTTCCGCTACCCCCTGGTACACCCCCTCCCCATCCCTGGTAGTAGGGCCTCCCCAGCAGCAGAGACTACATCCCCAGCCCCGGCGCTACTCAATCGCCCCCAGCCAGCCGGAGCAGCCAACAGGAATTGCCCAGCCCGGAAGAGGAAATACACAGAATCGACACAGCAACAGCCGAAGCCCAGCAGCCCCAACGGAAATATTTAATGACCCATTAAATTTGCCCGAAAAGGGTAATTGCCACAATCTCACAATATCTCCAAATATCTCGCAAATGCTCCGTTTTGCTCACGTTTCCTCTCGTTTTCTCGCGTTTTTTATTCGCCGTGTCTCTCTCTTTCGCTACTCTCTCGGTAGAGTATATATATAACACCCCCCGTAAGAAATATATATTTATCTCTCTGGGGTAGAGGGAATACGCCCCCTCCTGTAACCCTTCCTTCCCCCCTTCCTTAAGGTTTCCCCCCATGGTTCCCCTTATGGTCCCCCCTATGACATGAAAAGCCGAGGCGTGAACCTCAACAGATCCACACCTCGGCGGGTTGCTTTGCTATTCGATTAGGCAGTTACGAATTACTCCCTTGACTTCCTCAAAGCCTCCATCCGGCGACCAGAGGAAGCAGGGGATTCCCTTTGCCGATAATTCGCCCATGATTACAAGCTGGTTCTTCTTTAGCGGCGTTGTGCTCCGTGGTTTTACCTCGACTGCACAGACCCGGTTTCCCTTGATGCAGAAGAAGTCCGGCCATCCGCGCTTTGTCGGCGTCCATCCGTTGTCCTGCAACAGCTTGAAGCATTGTGCCTCCGCCTTGTTTGCCGGTTCTTTGACGCCTGAAACGTCACCTGCTGGGCCCTTGCTGCCGACCTGATAAACCAGCTCCCCGAACTTGTTATACTGTGATTCTTTGCGCTGCTTCGGCATCGCGTCTCACCCCCTCACAGCTTATCCCGTATCGCCTCAATGATCCAGGCGTTGACGCTCTGGCCTGCCGCGGCTGCTGCCGCTCTGATCTGGGCCTTGCTGGGGTCGGAGCCGATCCTCAGCTTGATAGTAACTTTCTCGTTGTTCTCGCGCTCCCATTTGAGGGAGGCGTCACGCTGGGCCTTGCTGGTCTTCAATTCCTTGTGCTCCAATGGTTACACCCCCTTGTGCGTCTTATTATATCGCATATGCGCGTATAAGTCAGCCTGACAACTTGCACAAAAAAGTCCGCCTGATACTGTGCGAACCTGCCAAACCTGCACGAATTTGCGAAAACCCCCTTGACAACTCGTATCAGTCCGCCTTATAATTCAGGCAACAACAGCAAACACGACAACGCCACAGGCCGACAGGCCGGAAAGGATTACAAAATGACTACTTACTTCATCAACTGCAAGAACCTCGACGAGCTGAAGAAGGCTTACAAGGCCGCCGCCATGAAGAACCACCCCGACATGGGCGGAGACACCGTCACCATGCAGGCCATCAACGCCGAGTATTCGGCCCGGTTTGAGGTCCTGAAGCGGTCCCAGAATGAGCAGGCCGCCGAGGATACCACCGGACGGACCCACGCCACCACCGAGAGCGCAGGCGATTTCATTGCCATCATCGCGGCCCTGCTGAAGCTGGACGGCCTCGAGATTGAGTTGTGCGGTCGCTGGCTCTGGATCGGCGGCAACACCAAGGAGCACAAGGAAGCCCTAAAGGCTGCCGGGTGCCGGTGGAGCAGCACGAAAAAGCTCTGGTCCTGGCATTTCGCCGAAGAGGGGATGAAGTGGCACAAGGGCACAAAGACCATGGCAGAGATCCGCAGCAAGTACGGCAGCACCACCTTTGCCCGTTCCACCAATTCCGACGCGCTCCCGGCTTGACCGGGGCGCGCCACCCCCAGAAAGGAGAATGAACCATGATCCAGATCAAAAATATTTTCGATAGCCTGCGCGACGATGTTTTAAGCGGCAAAATGACGCTGAAGGAAGCCGCCGAGGAACTTTACAGAAGCGGATGCATGAACTTCATCGACGAGGAAGCCACCCGCCGCCGGTTACATTTGGCCGACTGACACAACCGCCCGCCCCGGAGGTCACGAGGGAAGAAAGGAAAGACCATGGAAACATATCGAGTGTATATTTACTATCTTAGGACTGCAAAACATAAAGACTTTGATAGCAAAAATGACGCTTTGAATTATGCTTATGACATCGCAAACAACAACGAAAAAGCAATGCATATCACTATTGAGAATCTTAACACTTGCGAAAAAGTCTTGGAATTATACCCCGAAAGATAAATAGATGACCCGCCCTGGAGGTCACGAGGGCAGAAAGGACAACACTATGAAGCCTTACGGAATCGCCGTCCCCGGCTCCGTTATCAGCGCCAAGACCGCAGCCGGGTATCTCCGCCGCACCGCCGCGTTTTTGCTTTCCCCCGCCAGATTCTCCATGGAATCCTGCGCGGTTCTTTCCGACATTGAAAGCCGGATAGTTTCCGCCGGGTTCCTGACGTGGGATCAGGTGGAGCAGATCGAAGAGGAGGCCACCGCATGAGCTATCTTGACCTATTCCAGCGCTACGGCAACCCCAGCCGGGAAGCGGAAATACGGCTAACCGCTTATCTGCTCCGGCCCGACGCCCTGACCGCCGACCGCATCAAGGCCCACGATGACAGCGCCGCCCGGATGATTGCCCGGTGTAACGAGCTGATCGACCAACTGACCGAATACCGCGCAGCCCTGGCGGAGCGATACGCCGCCCTTGCGACTGCCGCCTACCGTGACCGGCTGGAGCTGACCCGCGACCCCGGTTACAGGGGCAAGCCGGTGATCTACTTTGTGCGGATCGTCCGCACCTATGAGGACGGAACCACGGAGCGCGTTTTGGACGAGAAATATTTTGGCACGGAGCGCCGGAAAGCCTTTGCCCGGTTCGCGGAGCTGAAGCACCAGCGCCCCGGCATTGAGACCTATCAAGACACCGAGAAGCGCAGCTGGGAGCGTTGACAATCAACGCGGCCCATGTTACCATCAACTTACAGACCGGCCCACGCCGGAGAAAGGACAGAAAACACATGATCGCCCATCTTTACAAAATCCCCTCAACCTTTCGGAACGTTCCCGACGCGGTGAAGGTTCGCGCTGTTCCCTTTGAGAATTTCCCCGGCACCTGGCTGCATGCAACGCTGGATTTGCCCGACGGTCTCCGCGTGGCCGACTCAAAATACGGAGAAGGGGCCTTTATCACGGAGTCCGGCGAGATCATCTGCGAGGCATACGCGGACCCCGAACAGATCAGCGGAAACGAGCTTAAAGGCCGCGTTACTGTGCGGGACTCCGCCGGGAAATTCCTTGTTGATACCGTTGTCACCTGGCAATGATCCATCTTTCCCAGCTTGGCAAACAGACCAGCAACTAACCCAAAACGCAGAACAGCGACCCGGAAAAACTCCGGGCCGCTGATTTTTTATGCCGTTTCGCCATGCTTCACAGTACGTTCACAGTATAGCCGCAATCCCTTGCCATTCCTCAAATCATGTTACAATTCCGTTACAGTTTCCCACTCCACCACAAAACACCAATTCACGCAAAATTGCCATAAAAAACGTTATATATCAACGCTCTTAGCCGCTTTCTGAGGTTGCTTATTTTCGCTTTTGTTGTGGCGGATTTGCGTGCGGTTCGACACAGAATCTACACACTTGACGCCGTTTGTTTGTTAAGATCTTTCCCCCGCCGCTTTCGCTCTGGAAAGATGTTCGTTGACCTGCCGCACGCTGTTGCTCCGATGGTTCTTGCGCAGGTTGATATAGACCTTTTCCATGACCGCCACGCTATCCCCCAGCCACTCCGCCGCCGTCCGGGCATCCACCCCGGCCTCGTAGCAGATTGTCGCAAAGGTGTGCCGGAAGCAGTGGGGGGAGACTTGCGTTTTTTCCTTCTGCTTCCCGTTGTCGGCGGTGATTGTATCCATCAAACCGGCATCCCGGCAATATTGCTTCCAGTATTTGGCAAGCTCATACGCAGTCAGATACTTTCCGGTGTCCGGGGACGGAAACACATAGCCGATCTGGTTCCGTGGCAGCATCCGCGCCAGCTCGTCAAAGATGGGGACATCCCGCCTGCCGTTCTCGGATTTCATGTGATCCTCCAGCAAGGGCACATTGGTGTTGTCATAGTTCAGCTTTTTGCACACATGAATCACACCGGCTTTGCGGTCGATGTCTCGCCATGTCAGCGCCAACGCCTCACCCCGGCGTAAACCGGTGTACATGAGGAAATACCCCAGCAGCCACCACTCGCCCCGTTTCTCTCTGGCCGTGGCTTCTACCTTCGCTTCCTGTTCTTCCGTTAGCGCCGTTCTGACCCGGTGCTTCAAGCCCTTTGACTTGCGGACTTCCGCCGCCGGATTGATGGCAAGCCCGCTTTCCGTTCTGCGGTTGATGGCCGACCGGAAGATCAGCTTCAAAACGGAGATCTCAAGCTGCACCGTGTCCCGGGAATAGTCTTTCTTCTCAAACTGCCGGATATAGGCCACGATTTCCTCCGGCGTGATCTCCGCGATCCGCTCCGGCCCGAACCTTGCCACCAGCCGCCGCATGGTGTTTCCGTAGTTGCGGTAGGTCGCATGGGCAACTTCCGTTTCGATTTCCCGATACCAGTTGTCCGCCGCTTTGGTAAAGGTCCATCCCTTTTCGGCTTCGTCCCGGTATTCCAGGATCTTCCGATCTACCTCTCGGCAGGTTCTGCCCCGGAACGCCTTCCGTTTTCCGTTCACCGTCCGAATGGCCTCAAATAGCCCGTCCGGTCTTTTGTAATACTTCTCCTTTTTCGCCATTTTTCCTTTCCTCCTGTTGCATCGCCAGGGGGATCGTGCTATACTGTGATTGATCCTCCTTTGGCTTTGTCGTGATTGCGATTGGTGGGTTTGCCGTCTGAGTGTTCCAGCACTCAGGCGGCTTTTATTCTATGTAACGGATCACGCCCCAGTCTCCGTGGGCAGAATCCAGATAGAGCAGCAGCGTAAACACCATAAAAAACACAAGGATTCCGAAAAGTATCCGCTTCTCCCTTTGCTGCTGGCGAATCAATCGCCGCAGATCGTCGATGTGTGCGGCGTAAATGCCTTTATCGTCGGCTTGCTCGCTGTTCCGCAGCACCTCCAGAATCTTTTCGGCTACATCGTCCGGCGGCTTCACCGTGCCGGAAATGTAGCGGGATACCATGCTTTCCGATACATTGCACTGCTCACCAATTTCCCGCAGGGTCAGCGGGCTTTTCATGCGCATTGCCCGTGCTTTTTCCGAAAAATTCACCGTTTCCCCTCCTTGCAAGTTTTTTGCAAGAGAAATCCGCCATTTGAATTGGACTTTCTTGCTAAATGGGTCTATCGTTCTCATAGGCCCACTCCCCTTTCCCCGGTCCCGCTTCGGCGGGCCGGGGTTTCAAATAGAAAGGAGCATCCCATGACAGACCTTGAAATCCTGTTGGCATTGCGTTCCCTGTCCCCGGAAAAGCAGGCGCTTGCTATTCAAGCCCTGCAAGAGCTTCTATTATCGCAACGATCCGCGCCCGGTTCTCCGGAGAAAGATTGTGGATCATCATAAGGAGCTTTTTATCCTCTTCGCTCAACTCGTCCCCATTCGTGGGGGCGGGCTGTTTTTCGTCTATCAGATATGAAGGCTGCACGTCAAACAGCTTTGCCATTGCTTTTATCTTAGATGTTGGTATATCGTCGACCCGGCCGCACTCCCATTTGCTTACAGCATTGGTTTTTACCCCCAGCTTTTCGCCTAATTCCGTTTGTGTCAAGCCGAGGGCTTTCCGGTGCAGCCGGATCTTGTCCCCTATTGTCATCGCTTCTTATCCTTTCCGTTTGTTATCTTAATAATACCATATTTTTTTAAAAAGTCAATAAAAATATCTTGACAAGATGAAATAAATGAGTATAATGAAATTATCTTGAAAAGATGAATTGAGGTGACAAAAATGAACGCAAATATGTTGAAGGGACGCCTCCGCGAAAAAGCCATGACACAAGCCGACCTTGCCCCTCAAGTTGGCCTGAGCCTGTCCAGATTCAACGCTAAGTTAAACGAAACTGGCGGTGCTGAGTTTTCTCTTGGCGAAGTCCGAGCGATCAAGCGCGTTTTGGATCTGGACCAGGAGCAGACGGAGCAAATTTTTTTCTCCTGAAATTATCTTGAAAAGGTGAATTACCAGCACTTAGAGCAAGCCGTATACCCCCGGCTTTTGGCGTTGTCCAGTGAGATGGGGATACAGCTCTTGCGCAAATACTGGCAACCGCTCCGGTGGTACTTGCTGCCTGTATTGGTGATATACACCGTCACAGACTGCGGCTCCGAGATTTCCGGGGTGCTTATCCCATTGGACGAACTGCTTGAACTGCTGGCCGTGGATGCTGCCGACTTAGCTGACGCTTTCCCTTCCGATAAGCCCTTTGAATACCCGGAATTGTATCCAGCCTTCTGCCCATCATCGTAGCCATCGTTATACCCGTCATTGTAATCATCGTAAGAATTGGCCTGGCTGTATAGGCATTTAACGCATATATACGAGCTATCATCCAATTCGACAAGATTCTCAATGCTTTTTCGTTCCTCGCACTGAACGCAGTATTGCGTATCCTTTTCTGCGCAGCCTTCGCAATACCCATCAGCGCCGCCATCATCCGGATCATATCCCCGTTTGCAATCTAAGCAAATTTGATACCCTCGTTTTTCAAAACAGGTGGCGCACACATGTTCACCGCTCGCCAAGTCGATCCATCTGGTCACAGAATCCCAGCATTCGCAGCAATCGACCCGTTCCGCATTGAGAGAGCTGCACCCTGTCAAAACAAGCAACGCAGCAAACCCAGCCAGCAACTTTTTAATCTTCTTCATCCAAATCCCTCCTGAGGTGTTATTTATGCAAAATTCTCAAAATGGCCTCACCAATGCCGGAAAGGTGCTCCACGAGGATACCCAGAATGAACGTTATAAGCGGTACAAGCACCTGTGCTATCGCAATCTTCTTCTGAAATCGGCGCTCACGTTCCTTCTCGGCATCCTGTTTAGCGCGTTCCTTGGCGGCTCGATCCGCCGCTAACTTCTTTGCGTATTCTTCAAATTCCCTCTGCACCGCATATTCCCCCCTTACCCCCAAACATACACCAATTCACACTAACTTGCAATCACGAAAAGGAGAATCAACATGAAAGAACTGAAAGTAAAACTCACCTTCACCGAACCCATCCTCGGCACGTCCCCCGCCAACCCGGAAATCTACCGGGAGTTTATCGGCTCTAAGTCCCCCGATGCCGCCACCGTGGAAGAGGAAGTCTCCGCGCTGGGCGCTGATGCCGTGGCCGAAAAGGCCATGACAGTGTTCCCCCGGATGGAGGACGGCACCCCGTTCCTGTATGACTACCAGATCAAAGGCTTTTTCAAGGACACCTGCGGCGGTCTCCGCAAGGTCAAAGGCACCGCCAGCGAGAAGATCAAGGCGTACAAGAAGGAAATCGACAAGCTGATCTTCCCGGAGCCTCGCGTGATCCCGTTGGAGTTTGACGGCCCGATTGGTGAGTGCCAGCGCCCCCTGAGAGCGCAGACGGCCCAGGGCGAGCGCATCAGCCTTGCCATGAGTGAAGAGATCCCCGCCGGGGCTACCTGCGAGTTCCGGGTGGTCTGCCTCTGCGACGATCATGAGAAGGCCGTCCAGGAATGGCTGGACTATGGCCGCTTCTCCGGCATCGGCCAGTGGCGCAACAGTGGAAAAGGCCGGTTCACCTGGGAGGAACTCCAGTAACGTAGCGGAATGGCAACGCGGAGCAATGTGACGCCACGGCATAGCATTGCATCGAGGCGCTACGGAAGGGCCGCGAATCGTTCAGCAATGCGACGGCAAAGTGGAGAAACGCTTAGCATAGGCGATGCACAGAGATGCAAGGCAATGCAATGGAATGGTTCAGAACGGTACAGAATCGCAGCGGAATGGCGTAGCACAGCAATGCTTGACGTAGCAACGGAAATGCAGTGATTTTCTATGCAAAGGCAACGCACAGAGAAGCAATTCAGCGCAAAGCCAAGGAAGAGAAATGCAAAGAAAAGCGTAGGAAATGCAACGGAATAGCTCGGCTCGGCGAGGCCACGGCATGGCATAGATAGGCTCGGCAGTGCGGCGACTTAGGTTAGCTACGCATCGCAAGCCGCAGCAGCAATCGCAATCACGACAAAACCAAAAAAGGAGGCCCCTATGGAACATCCCGCATATCGAGACAATCTTGAACAGATTTTGACCTTTTCCCATGGCCGCAACCTCTTGAACATCAAAGAGGTTCTGGCCTTCACCGGCCTGAAGGACTACCGGGCCATTCACCGGCGTTTCACGTTCATTGACGGCTATATCTCCGCCGCCACGCTGGCCCGCCAGCTTTGCGGAGGTGTCAGGAAATGAGCAAGCTCAACCTCTGCGGCTTCAAACCGGACCCAAAGCCGCCCGCGCCGCCGGAGCTGGGCGCACGGTGCAGTTTCCGCCTTTGCCTGGGCGACGCTGAGCATCCCAACCGCGCCGGCACCGTTTCCTACATCAACATTCCGCACCGCTGGTTTCTGGTCACCTTCGACGGCGGCCTGCGCCAGTGCTATCACTTCGGGGAGGCTTAACTATATGGATACAACAACGTTCATTTTCGTGCTGATCGGCGTGGCCACCGCCGCCGCGTGGCCTCTGCGGATCGTAGATCTTATCGAGAGGGGGAACCGCCATGAAACGCGCTAACCGCACACGGGAAGAGCGCCGCCGGGACCGGGCCGACTTCTCCGCCTGGATCTCCTTCGGCTGCTTCCTCGGCTTCCTGCTCATGGTGCTGGCCCACATGCTGGGCGTGGTCTGATGCGCAGACGCCGTGGCCGGATGGCAGAATTACCGCCCTGCCCCCGGTGCCACATGTACGGCGGTAAACGGATGGTAGCCCCCGGAAAGGAGGACCTGTTTTTCGTCCTCTGCGATTCCTGCGGCTACCGCACGAAAAAATATACGGACATCGCCCACGCGGTCCGTGTCTGGAGGGAAGCCCAACTATGACCAGAAAAACCTATCCCATCTGCCACTTCTGCGAACATCCCCTGAACCCCAATGCGGAGGACGATTGCGACCGCGTGTTCGTCCTGCCCAATGGGGAGCTGTGCTGCCCGCCCTGCTTTAAAGATTACCTACTGAACGAGCTGGATAAAAATATGGACCTGTTTGCCGATGCCCTCGGTATCCCGGTCCTGTATACGGAGGGACCCCATGCTGACATTTGACGAGGCCACCCACACCTACACCCTTGACGGTATCCAGCTGCCCAGCGTCACCGAAGTCACCCGCTTCTGCGCCTATGACTACAAGTCAGACCGGCCATGGCTGGCAGAGGCCGCCGCCCGACGTGGAACCGCCGTCCACGAAGCCTGCGCCCTCATCGACTACGGCGAGGACCCGGAGGAAACACCGGAGATCGCCGGATACCTGAAGGCCTACCGCCGGTTTCTCAAGGACTGGAAGCCGGAATGGAAACTGATTGAATGTCCCATAGCGGACCGGAATATGAAAATGGCCGGAACGATGGATCGCTTTGGCATCATCCATAATGCCCCCGCCATTCTGGACATTAAAACCGGCCAGCTCCATGACGCCGCCCTCTCCGCCCAACTCACCGCCTACAAGATGATTTTCTCGTGGGACCCGCGCTGCGGTTACGGGAAAATTCAATCGCTCTATGCCTTGAAACTCTCTAAGGATGGCACTTATGAGCTTCGCCATGTAGAACCAAATTCAAATTTGGTAAACGCCTGCCGCACCCTCCATAAAGCCACAGAAAGGAAGAAACGCACATGAATGAACTGACCCTTTACAATTATGACGCCGCCCCGCTGACGGTTTCCCCCATCCCCCGCACCGGGAACTATTCCATTGCCGTCTGCGGCGGCGTCCCCGCAACCCTCCGCCGGGGTGTGGACTTCGGCATGATCCGCAAGAAGAACGGCGAGGCCATGAGCAAGACCCCCACCCTCTTTAAGTCCGGCGCGGAAAAGGTGGCCGTGGCATACGGCCTTTGCCAGCGCTACACCCTGGAAAGCAAGCTGGAGGATATCGAGCACGGCTTTTTCTATTTCCTCGTCCGCTGTGACCTTATCAAGATCTATGACGGCAAGGAATATGTCATCACTTCCGCCTACGGCTCCGGCAACACCCGGGAGGGCCGCACCGGCTCCCAGTCTCCCTATGACGGCGCTAACAACGCGGTCAAGATGGCCCAGAAGCGCGCCCTTGTCTCCGCTGCCCTGTCTCTCGGCTGCGTCTCCGATATGTTCACCCAGGACATTGAGAGCGACACCGAGGACGGCAGCGCCTACATGACCAACAAGGACCCCAACGCCCCCATTACCGCCGCGCAGGTCAAATTTTTCTATTCTGCTTGTTCCCGCCACGGCCTGACGAAGCAGGAGGCGAAAACCCTCTTGAAGGCCCACGGCTATGACAGCGCCAGCAAGGTCCTCAGCAAGGACTTTGATGCCCTGCTGGACGCTCTGGAGCCGAAGGAGGATGCCTGATGTTCATTAACGGATTGCCGGACTGCAACCGGGAGGGCGTCCAGCAGAAAACCGGCCTGATCTGTGGCCGCTGCGCCAAGGACGCCCAGATCTTCACCTCAAAGAGCGGCACCGTTATAGGCTCCGTCTCCGTGGCGGCCTATAACAAGACCGACGGCACCACCGTCTGGATGAACGTCAAGGGCTTCGGCTCCATGGGCCGTGCGATCGCCAGCGCCTCCAAGGGCGATCCCATCATCGCTGTGGGCCGCGTAGAACCCCATGACTACGAGGGCAAGGTTTATATCGACTTCATCGCGGAGTGGGCCTCTGTGGGCGCTCAGCGCATCGACGCCCGTACCGCCGCCGCCCCGCCCATGAACAGCAGCGGCGGCTTTGAAGAAATTCAAGATGACGGGGAGCTTCCCTTTTAACAACGTTGCCGTGTGTGTCTAAAGAGTGATGACGGGCGGATGCAAGCAAGCCGCAGCACGATCACCGACGCACACAGCAGCCCCAGAGAAAAGAAGAACGCCCCCCACACCCCCCTAAGAAGAAAAGATTATATATATATTTATCTCTCTATTGGCAAGGGGAAAAGAATTAGAGGCTAATACGGGAATTAGAAGCTGATTAGAGACTACTACGGAAGTCTTACAGGAGAAGAACATGGAGAAGCAGGACACCCAGCGGTTGTTTAACCTGATTGAGACCCTTTACCCCAGCTCCAAGCAGCAGCCCCGCACCCCCGCAGATCTGGAGGCGTGGACGCTGGTATTGGAACCGTGGGCCTATGAGGACGCGAAACAGGCGGTGATCCTACGGGCACGGGAGAACCGGTTCCCGCCGGACGCATCCGAACTGGTCCCTTACCTGCCCAAACCGGAAGCGCCCAAGGCAAAGGAGGCCCCCATGCCGGAGCCGTCCGACGCCTATCTGGAAAAATTCTACGCCAAGGCAGGCGAACAGCACGAGCGCTGGCACGATGCCGGTATCCCTACCCCCTCCGAAGCGAAGAAACAGGGGATGACCTATGCCGAATGGTGCGCTCTGGCAGATATGCGAGGTGTTTGAATGGCAAGTAATTTTCGGCTGGACGAGCTGATCCGCCGGTATCCCCCACGGGAGAAGAAGCAGAAGAAAGTCCCCAAGGTCGAGTTCCAGTCCAAGCAGCTCTGCTGGGATTGTGCAAACGCCTGCGGCGGCTGCGAGTGGTCGTTGCGGTTTGAGCCGGTTCCCGGCTGGGACGCCACCCCCACAAGCCGGGTGCTGAAGGTCGGCGGCAAGGGCAAGGGCGGCACACGGGTAGAATCCTCGTTTGTGATCCACTACTGCCCCAAATTCAGGAGGGACACACGATGATGCGGCTTGTGATTGACATTTACGATGGCGAGGACACGCAGGGTACGAAGGAGGCGGTAGCCATGCTGTTGGAGCCTCTGGGCCGTGTCCGCGTGGTCAGCGTCATCATTGACGGAAAGGAAGAAAAGCGATGAAGGGTGAATCTACCGTCCCCGTTCTTTACCCGATGGGGGTTTATACGTTTGCCTTTGCATGCGTCCATTGTGCAAACAGACATTCAGACAAATGCCATCTGTGCAAGTGCGAGAAAAAAAGCGGATTTGAGCCGAAGAAAGAGGAGAACACAATGAAAATTGAATTTACGGTTCCCGGTATTCCGATGGGCAAGGGCCGCCCACGGTTTACGAAGGACGGCCATGCACATACTCCGCAGAAAACGCGGGACTACGAGAACAAGGTGGTGCAATGCTGGAAGTGCCAGAGCGGAAAGGGCTTTGCGGCGGGTGTGCCGCTCAGGGCTACCGTCACGGCGTTCTTCACGGTGCCGAGAAGCACGTCAAAGAAAAAAGCCGCTGCGATGGACGGGACGCCCCACATCAAGCGCCCGGATGTTGACAACGTGGCGAAGGCCATCCTGGATGCGCTGAACGGCCACGCCTACAACGATGACAGCGCAATCGCACTGCTGACAGTACAGAAGTACCAGACAACCGGAGCCTCCCGCGTGGAGATCATTATTGAGGAGGCAGAATGATGGATGCCATTGAATTTGTTAAGCAGTTGGACGCATGAATGAGCAGGGAGTGCCAAAGAAACGTTTCATTTATCCATGCGCTGGGCAAGAGACGGGTTCACCAGAGGAAGTTGTGGCCGAAGTTGAGGAATGGGCAGAGGATCACCCCATCAAAACACGCCAGAGCGAGTTCTTGAAGCTGTTCCCGTACGCACGTGTTAAAAAAGCGAATGGGTTACCGATAGTCAGCCCTTGCGACCTCGACGTCAAGCTGGCGGACAAATGCAAGGGGATTCCTTGCCAGGAGTGCCGAAAGGCGTTCTGGCTTGCGGAGGTGGAGGAATGACCCGTGAAGAGATTTTAGCCGATGCCAAGCAGTGCGTGTGCGGAGGAAGGGAAACCGACTACGGAACGCCAGAGGACAGTTTCGGCCTGATTGGGCAATACTGGACGGTATACACCGGGCACACGATTACGGCGAAGGACGTTGCCATGATGATGGCGCTGCTGAAAATCGCACGGATTCAGGGCAACCGGGCAACGGGCGATTGTTTCGTTGACCTCGCCGGATATGCCGCTTGCGGCGGGGAATTGGAGGGCGCATGAAAGTGTTGATAGCCTGCGAGGAATCGCAGGAAGTCTGTAAGGCGTTCCGGGCGCTGGGCCATGAGGCATATTCCTGTGACATCCTGGGGCCGTCCGGCGGACATCCTGAGTGGCACATCTTAGGCGATGCGCTCAAGGCCATCGAGGGGGGGCAAGTGACCACTATGGACGGGAAGACCCATGATGTGGGGCGGTGGGATCTGCTGATCGCGCACCCGCCGTGCACATACTTAACTGTTACCGGGAATCGCTGGTTTAACACGGAAAGATATGGAGAAAAGGCGGTCAGGCGGTTGGCGTTGCGGGAAGAAGCTGCGGCGTTTTTCCTGGCCTTTGTAAATGCCAACGTTTGTAAAATCGCGGTAGAAAATCCGGTCGGGTATATGTCTACATGCTATCGCAAGCCGGATTGCATTGTCCAGCCATATGAGTTCGGACACCAGGCAAGAAAAAAGACTTGCCTGTGGTTAAAGGGCCTTCCCACTTTGAAACCGACAAATATTGTAGACGCAGGAGAAATTTTACCAGGTGGATACAGTGTAGGTGCGAGTGCGAATTATGCGAAAGATGAAAAAGGGAAAGCCCTGAGATGGAATGACCCGCGCACGGCAAGGACCAGAAGCAAAACCTTCCCCGGCATCGCCAGAGCCATGGCGGAGCAATGGGGTGGAGACATAAGGGAGGAATTATGAGAGATACAAACCTCGTAAATGCGTTGCGTGAGCACGCAGAATGGGCGCGAGCAAATGAGTGGGAAACGCCGATCACGCTGGGCGATGACTTGGTAGAAGCCGCCGACCGGATCGCCAACCAGAGCACCCACATCGCGGCGCTCCAGCAGGAGATCGAGAAGCTGCGGGGGCAGAACGAGCAACTGCGGGAAGCGGCTGCGCTGGTGACCAAGGAGAGCGCGGAGCTGCTTGAGCGGCGCTGGGTCCCGGTGACGGAGCGGCTGCCGGGACCAGAAACAGACGTTTTGGCGGTTTGCAACCGCAATGGGTACATATTCGTGGTTCCGGCTATCTACGAAGATGGAAAGATGTTGACGCAAGACAGCAAATGGAACTGGTGCGACATTTACACCTACGGGCTTTACAGCGAAGAAGCAGATGATTATTACATTCCAAGCGGCTGGTGGGAGAACAGACAGTTCAACCCTGATGATGTGTATAACAATCTGGTAGACTGTCCCGTCACCCACTGGATGCCGCTGCCGGAACCGCCGGAGGTGGAAAATGCTGAAACCAAGTGATCTGACGAAGGCGGAACTGCTGCAAGTGGTAGAAATGCTGGCCATGGAGACAGGCCCGTATTATTTGGATCGTGCGCTGGGGCGAATTAGGCTCCAGCGCAACGACGCCCACTACGAAAGGTGCCGAAAATTGATTGACGAGGAAAAACAGCACTATGATGCCTATTTTGACCTGCTAAAGCCCTATGAGGGGTGCCGTTTGATGGACATACCGCTGGATGTTGTCAAAAAGGCGCAGGCAGAACTGGACAAGGCACGGGCAGCCGGGGCAGAGTGGAACAGGCGGAATGGAATCAAACTGAAAGGAAGGGAATGTGATGGAAAATGTTAATTGCCTGCGCTGCCACTTTAGGCATGAGGATAACGGGAATTGTACTGCGGTCGGCGGGTTCTGCACGGCGGTCCCGGCGGCGCACTGCCCGCTGTTGCGTCAGTATTTAGACACGGGCATGACGCCAGAAGCGTTTCAATCTTATGTGGTGTTTCTTCAGGATTTAATTGGAAACCAAAAAGCCAGTGAGGCACTGGACAGGTTCCGCCAGTTGGCCAAAGCAGACAAGGACGGTCGGCTGGCTGTGCTGCCGTGCAAGGACTGGCTTGAGGTTGTCTTTGGGGATCAAGTTTTATTCTGGGGAATTGACAAAGACTATGTAGAGCAACCGATCAGGGAAATTTCCTTGGATGACGCAGACCGCATCGGATGGTATGACGGCTATAAAACTGTATTCCTAAAGGGGACTGACGAAAACGGCGAAGTATGGGAGTTTTATCCAGAGGAAATCGGCAAGACTGTGTTTCTCACCCGCGAGGCGGCGGAGAAAGCATTGGAGGCGATGAAGGATGACTGACCTAAAACCATGCCCGTTCTGCGGCGGTAAACTGAACTTTTACCGGGAAAACTATGTGAATCGTTTCGGAAAGCGCATCATTAAGCAATACTGGATGCACGATGATACAGATTGTGTCCTTAACGACATAAATCAGCCTTTTGTTTTAGGGGCTGGAGACGCAAATCCGGAAACGGGTTATCCGGGAGAGTATGCTGAAAAATGGAACAGGAGGGCTGACAATGGCTGAATACATCAAGCGAGATGCGGCGATTCGCGAGATAGAGCAAATAAATCCTGTTGACTATGGTGCTATGTGGGACTATGAAGCTCATCATTGGGCAGGAGAATGTCTAAGAGACTGCAAAGAGGCGATTGATAGTATTCCCACCGCCGACGTGGCCCCAATCGAAGCGCTGGAGCGCCTGCGGGACGAGATGTGTGCGCAGGACCTAATCACCATGGAGGGGCTGAGAAAGCTGAACACGCTGATTTGGAAGTACACAACGGTACATGACGGAGGGCAATGCGAATGATAGATACCGTGATGGTGAATATTGGCGCGGCGTTTATGATTGTCGGCGGTGCTGCGCTGGTGGCGATTGTTCTCGGCTTGGTAATCTATGCCGCCGGTTGGGCTTGGGTAGCTGCAAGTGATAAGTGGAGGGATATCCTCCGAGCAGAAAGCCTGATCTATGAATACCGCATGAATAGAGATGCCTATATCAAGTGGCGGAGAAATGCGAATAAGACTGTAGACAGTTCTACGTCGGTGACGCTGTGTAAGGACTGTAAGCACGGCTATGAAGATACTGGCGGTCTGTGTTGTAGTTATGGGCCGTGCGTGGATTGCATTGTACCGGAAGATTTCTTCTGCTCCTATGGCAAGAGAAAGGACGGAGGTGACAGCTATGCGGCTGATTGATGCAGAGTTGTTGGAAGAACAGTTTGGAATTTCCGATGCAGATATTTTAGCAAAAGAAGAAATTCGATTCGCTCCCACCGTGGATGCCGTGGTCGTGACGCGGTGCAAGGATTGTAAGCATTTGTGCGTGTGGAATCGAAAAGATCTATACGCATTTTGCCCCAAAACAAACATCGTGTTTTTGCCATTTGATAAGGACACAAGGACATTCTTTTGTAGCCTTGGCGAGAGAAAGGACGGCGGGGATGACCGTGACGCTTAGAGAAAAACTGATGCACTACACGCATGATCTCGACTGTGGTGCCGACCTAAAGCAAGAAGCTATTGCGACCATCGAACATATCGCACAATACATGGACGAAGATGAACTATTGCATCATAGCCGGCCCCTTGCTCTTGCCTATCTTGCTCTAACGGAAGATGCTTCTGTGCCGGTGGTGCATGGGTGATGGAACGCGGACGAAACTTGCTCAGTATGCGGGGAGAAGTCAACGGAAGGACTGGATGCAGTGAAGTGGGACTATTGGCTCCCTGACTACTGCCCCCACTGCGGGGCCAAGATGGACGGCGAGAGAAAGGACGGCGGGGATGATTGACCGCCAGCCGTCCCACGCAACAAAAGGAGGTAAGCTATGGAGGATCGGGACAAAAAACTGCTGAAAACCTATGCGGAGAACAACATGAGCATGAAAAAGACCGGCGGCGCGGTTTATCTGCACTATAACTCCATCCGCTACCGCTTTCGGCTCATTCAGCGGGAAACCGGGCTGAACCCACGGAATTTTTACGATCTGGAAAAGCTGTTAGCCATGATAGACAAGCAGGGGTCCTGACCCCCTGCATCGGTAGATCAAAGGGGAGGGGCACTTCGTAAAGGAGGCCCAATATGAAATACCGATACACCGTCCAGCAGCTCCAAAAAATGGAGCAGTGCCGCTATCTCACCGACCGGGAGCGGCGCGTGTTCAATCTGGTCTGCCGCCGTGGCTGGGCGATTGAGGACGCGGCGGCAGAGCTGTACCTGTCCCGTTCCTCCGTAAACGCCTGCCTGCGCTCCATCCGGGATAAAGCAGGCATCTCCCGCCCAAGCAAAAAACATCCATAAGCCATGACAAGCGGTGTCCTGTGGTACGGTAACCATAGAGCACCGCTTGTTTTGCGCGCGGAAACAGGGGGTGTATTTTTAGAGAAGGAGGAATCTCTCTATGGCTGAATTTGCAAGCAAGGGCGTCGCAGGCACTGCTCTCGGCACCGGCATTGCCGGTCTGTCTCTGGGCGTCCTGAACTCTCTGGGCGGTCTTGGCGGGATGCTGCTGGGCAATCGCGTCATCCCCTTTGCCGCTGGTATGGCGGCGGAGGCCGGATGCAGCGAGAACCACACGGTCAACCGCTACGAGCTGTCCATGGTGCAGGAGAACGCCAAGCTCCGCAGTGACATTGCTCTGCGGGATGCCAACACCTACCAGGATCAGAAGATGCTGGAGATGTATAAGTACATCGACGGCAAGCTGGGCGAGGTACAGGGTGTGCTGGCTTCTCAGGCGGTCAACAATCAGGCCACCAAGGACAGCTTCCAGCTGTTGCAGGAGCGCGTGGACTGCTGCAAGAACGAGCTGTGCGGGGCCATTTCCCGGGAGCGGGACGAGCGGAAGTGCGCTGACAACACCATTGTCACCTACACCAACGCCACCTTTTATCCCAAAATGGTCGCGGACATCACCACCGGCACCGGCACCACGCCCCAGTCCACCTATAACCCCCTCCCCGTCTCCACCTGCGGCTGCAACTGCGGTCGCTAAGAGGCGCAGAGGGAAGAAGAGAGGGGCATAGCGCCCCTCTCTCCCGTCATTGGAGGAATCTATGGTAACATTGGAACAGATCAAGCAGGGCGCTGCCCGCTATGTGGATGAAGAATTTACCGGGAAGCTCACCGGCTGGCAGAAATGGGCCGTTGGCGCCGGGGCCGCTATGGCCCTTGGCAATCTGGACGCCAGCCTTTCCGCCCTCCGGGAGCACCCCGCCATGAAGGCCCTCGGCGTCTTTGACGAGGCGGGGAACGTAGATATTGACAAGATCTACACCTGCCTGAAAACCGAAGCCGCCAAAGGCCCCGTCACCACCAATATCCCCCTGATTGGGAACGTCACGCTGAATGAAACGGATGTGGACAAGCTCTACACCCTTATCAAGCAGAGTTAGGAGGCTCTTATGCACGAGATCAAACACTTGGCCGAAGGGATCCGGGAAGAACTGGACGATGCCGAGAAGTACGCCCGTGAGGCCGTCAAGCACGCCGGGGAGGACCCGGAGGACGCCAGCACCTACGCCGACCTCAGCCGTCAGGAGCTGGGCCATGCCAATCGGCTCCACGAAATGGCCGTTCGCCATATCGAAAAGGCGAAGGACGCCGGTCTCCATCCTACGGAGGCCATGCAGGCCGTCTGGGACTGGGAGCATGAGCGGATGCTGGACCGCACCGCCCATGTGAAAACGCTCCTGTCCATGATGTAAAAGCTAAAGAAACACCCCCGCCAGACGGCGAGGGTGTTTTCTTACTTATAGGGGTTCTTGGCGTTGGTGGTGCAGATAATGTCCCACAGGTCCGCCCGGTGCTCCTGACCGGCAAGGGCCGCGCTGGCCTCCGCCTTGCTGACCCTGCCGTTTCCGTTCGCGTCGGCCTTGTCCTTCAGAGAGAAATACTCCTTGGGGGAAAGTCCGGCATCATGCGCCTGCTTCACCTTCTCGTAGGCTTTCCCGCTCATTTTCTCGCTGCCGTACTTCTGGTACAGGGCCAGAAATTCCCCGGTGGATACGCCGATGTCCCGCTTGGCCGTTTTGGCGTTCTCAATCCACTTGGCGCTGGGCTCATACTTGGGGTCCACCTGCTGACGGGCCGTCTCACGCGCATATTTATACACGTTTTGGATGTAGTCAGACTTTTCGCTGTCGCTCATGGACTTGTAGGCGGGCAGCTTCACCGCCGCCTCCACCAGCTCCTTCCGCGTCTGGCCCATGGCCTTGGCGTACCGGGTGTATTCCTCACCGGTCAGGGTCCGGGTCTCGCCATTCACCGTATAGGACTTCTCCGCCGCCGCCGGATAAACGGTGCTGTCTCCGGTGGCCTTCGCCAGCCGCCGGATCTCCTGCGTGGCGGGGCTGTTGTCCTGCGCCTTCAGGAAGCCGGGGGAGAGGAAAGACTGGAACACCCGCTCCGGCGCGGAGCCGTTGGAGACCTCGTTGCCCCACATATCCACCATAGGCTGAAGCTGATTCCGTGCGCCGGGGACCTTCTTTGCCGCCCCCTGCAAGAAATAGTTCACGTCAGAGGCTACCTGACCGGAACCCTTTTCCACATAGCTTTTTCGCACCGTATCATCAAATACGGACGCAGCCTTGCTTCCGATGGTGGGGATATACTGTCCGGCATAGCTGCTGGCCGCCCGGTCAAGCAGATAGCCAACCTTGTTGTCGGCGTAGCTCCAATAGGAGATCAAGTCATTTAGGGAGGACAGCATGGAGGTCTCCAGCACAACGTCCTGCATCCCCAGCAGAGAATCCACCAGCGCGTCGAAGGTGCCGCCGCCTTTCTGAACGGATTCCATAATGGCAGCGCCCGCGAACAGGGGCATTGCCGCCGGGGTCATCCAGTCCAGCGTGTAGGACTTGTCCCCGATCTGGATAGCATAATCCTGCCCGCCCATGGACTTCTCAAAGGCTTCCTCCTTGTCATCGTCACCGGCACGGACGTGAAGGGTAGCCCCAAAGAGCCCTTGCGCTACCATGTATGCACCCAGCGCCAGAATCCCGGTGCCGGTGAGGCCGGATGCAAGGGAATCCACGGCATCCGCCGCCGTGCATTTCCCGGACTTCACGTCCACCATGGCTTCCTTAATGCCCTTGATTAGCCCGATGGGGCTGTAATCAAGGCCCGTGGTCAGGATGTTGGCCGGTGTTTTGCGGAAGGGGAGGAAGGCGTCTGCCGCAAAAGATGCGGCCCTCAATACCTGGTTGTCCCCCTGATACCGTCCCATCTTGGACAGCGCCTCAGAAAGCGCTGTGGTGTTGCGGTAGGTAGCCTTCTGCGCTTCCTCAATGGCGTAGGCCCGTGCCGCCTCCACGTCTGCGGCTCTGGTTCCTGCGTGGGCCTCTGCCGCCGTAACGCCCTTGGCTTGCAGCGCTTGGGCGAAGCTGTCCACATAGGCGTTTCGGTTGAATCGCACATCCTCTCGATCCAGCAATTCGCTGTTCTTTTCACCTATCCACTGGATAGACCGGGAGAGAACGTCCTCCCCCTTGAACATTTTCCGCTTGCTCTGGATCTCCCGCTCAATGCCTGCCGCCGTGGCGTCAGAATACTTCCCGCTGCCCATAGCCGCGCTCTGGTCTGTCTCATACTGGCCCTTGGCAAAGGCTTTCAGATCCTTGTCAACATTCACGGCCTTTGTCCGCTGAGAGGGGTCCTTGATGACCGCCCGCTCGATTGCGGTTCCGATGCCATTCTTGATCTTCCGTGCACCCATCTGAATGGCGTTGCCCATGATGTTGCGGATGTGGGTGGTGGGGTTAGTCAGCATGGAGGTATACCGCCAGAAATTGGCCTTCTCCCGGAACGTGCTGGGGATCTGGTCTGCAATGGAGGTGGTGATGGCGTCCCACGCTGCCGCCCGCTCCGCGTCCGTCTCTGCCATCAGGTAGTTGGTGGCCAGTTCGTCAGAGAGGGTGAAGCCCGTCACCTTGTCGATGTAGTCCACCCGTGCGCCTTCCACGTCTCCGCTGCCGGGGGTGTTCTGCCGGGGTGCCCGGTTCTGCCGCGCCGCCCGGTCATTCATTTTGTCTACCAGCCGCCGCAGCGTCAGCAGACGGCCCTCCGGCGTCAACCGGTTCATCAGGTTCATAGCCTGCACCATCTGTGCGCTGTCGTGGGCCGCGTCCGCAATGGCCGTTGCCAGCTCAAAAGCGGCCTTGTGGTCTCCTTCGGAAATGGCAAGGTTGTAGGCGCTGATAGCCTCGGCGGTGTCTGCCTTGGTGATCCGCTGACCCAGCTCCGCCTTGGCAACGAAACTGTTCGCCACCTCGCGCCAGCCGTCCCGTGAAATCTTGGCCTGCGCCCGCTGCACGGCGCCCCGGTCCGTCACCACGTCATAGTCGAACGCGCCGCCGGAAATGGCGTTTTCATACACGGTTGCCATCTCCGGGGAGGTCATGGGGCTGTTCAGAATGGTGGAGACCGTTTTCTCCACATTCCGCCCGGTGTCAGGGTTCACAACGGGGACCTCAGAGGGTGCCCGCCGCTGGTCATTCTGCACCCGCTTTGCGCTGTTGGGGTTGACCGGGTAAAACTCATCACTCTTGGCCTGCATGGTGTCAAAGGGCGTGTTCACCGCACCCGCCACGGCGTCACCCGGCGTGTCGAACCCTGCCACCCCGCCGTTCTTGACATTTTCCGCCCCCTGTGCTATGCTATCATTAGCATTGAGGGGACGCGTACCCTCAACAGACGCCTGAGATTGTGTCCCAGCGTCACCATTGGTGGCAAGGCTGGTTGGATTGGCACGATCCCCGGCGTCTATTTTTATAACGTTCCCGTTCGCGTCAATCACTTCATGCAGATAAAATCGGTTTTTGCTGGTGCGCTTTACAACGGCAGCTACATAAGCAGTTTCGCCGTCCATAGTGACCGGGGCGGCAAATACATAGCCGTCATAGGGGCGTCCTTTCCAATTCTGCTGGAAATCAATTTGCTGCCCGCGCCGGAGCACTTCCGGAATGGCGGGGATCACGGCGGCCTTTGCCCCGCCTACGCCATGGCTCAAATCGTCCTTCACGGAACGCCCGTTGATGTCAATGTCTCCAAAGCCGGGTCGAGACACGACCCCCTTAATGGCCTCAAACATTTTCCTTGCCTTTTCAGCCATAGTTCGGCCCTCGACAAATGGGATCGCTTTAGAGGATACGGTCGAGACCGGCTCTGTGCCGTTAAGCCCCGGTATACTCTCTCGCAGCCGTTCAACGATCTGCACTGTCTCGCCCTTGTTTGCCGCCGTCTCCACACTGGGGGCGGCGTTTTGCGTGCCCTCTGCGGCGTTTGCAGGGGCGGGGGTATAAGTACCCTCCCGCACCTCCGGGCGTGCCTCCTGCGTAGGCTGTGCGTCCGCTTGACTGCTTCCACGCTGCCGGATGACGTCAACACCTGCACCGATGCCGCCCATGGCAGCACCCACCGCCGCGTCATACAGTGCCTCGCTTAGATCAAACCGGGCAGAGGGGTCATAGGTGGCCCGCTGCAAAAAGGGCTGTGCATAATCTTCCAGAAATTCTTCGCCCCCCTCGGAGATCATGGAGAGGGCCAATTTACCCGCTGGCCGCTTGGCAAGGTCGCTCATGACCTGAACGGCTGTGTTTTCGCCAAATTTTGCGATTAACTTGCTGGCGGCCTTCTCCGCGAGGCCGCGGCCAAACGTCTTTTGAAACAGCTTAGAAACGTTGGAAATTTTCTCTGTTCCAAGGCTCAAAGCGCCGCTGCCCAGTCCGTAGGCAAGCTGCTGGCCATAGGTGGCCCCGGACTGTCTGGCCCGCTGGGCGCTGCTCCCGGCGGAACGGGCCGTCATCAGGGCAAGACCGGCACCGGGGAGCACGGCGCTGGCTGCCACATCCCCCGCCATCTGCACACCCTGAACGCCCAGATCCACGGCGAACTGGCCCACCGGCCCCAGCCCTTCCTTGGCCTGTGCCACATCCTTGGCGGAACTTTGGGACAGACGGTCCGCCTTCTGATATGCCTTGTCCGCCACCGCCTTGTCGGACCGCTCCACCGCCTTGGTGTAGCCCTCGTGGGCCGCGATGCGGCGTTTTGCGGCAGAGAGGTAGCTCTGCACCTGCTTCACGTCCGCCGCCGTCATGGGCTTGCCGTTGGCCCACTTCACGTCCCGGAGCATCTTCTCATACCGCTTCACCGCGTCATGGTCGCTTTGTAGGGATTCCCCGGCGTTCTGGTTGGCGATTTGGGTGTTCAGCTTCCCGGCCCCCTCTGCCAGTACACCGCCCAGATTCGTAAAGGCGGAGCCGGTGGACTTCGCTGCACCGGAGATCACCTTCCCCACGCGCCCGTTATCCAGAGAGGGGGGCGTGGTGCCGCCGGTCCGCACGTCTGCCAGCAGGCGGCTGTTGGGCCGACTGTTCCCAACGCTGGCGTTCTCCATGGGCCGGGGGGAGACAGAAGGCGTAACGGCCCTCGTCTTCTTGGCCTTCTGCGTTTCCACCCGCTTACCATAGGCTACAAGGTCCGGTATCCGAACGCCGCCGCTGTTATTCTGTGTTTTGTTGACCCGCTCGCCGTAAGCGATCAGATCCGGCATTTTTACCGCCATCGTATAGCCTCCTTACCCGAATAGATCGGAAAGCTCTTGCTGCTGTGCCTCTGTCAGACTGTTCCAGTTGGATTTCAGGTAGCTCTGGGCCTTTGCGTAGTTACCCTGAGACATATAGCCCGTGATCGTTCTGCGGATGTTTCCGTAGTTGCTGCTGCCGCCGCTGCCGCCGCCCTGATACTTCGCCCATGCCTGGTCAGCCGTCAGGCCGCCTGCGGCTTTCTTGGAGTTGGCCCCCCACTTGCCGTCCTGAGACACGCCGTAGTATTTCTGGAGCTGCTTCACCTGCTGATTGGTCAGGGAGCCGTTGGAGTAGCTTCCCTTCTTTTTGCCGGTGCTGCTGCCGGTTTTGGCAGTGCCGGTTGTCCCCGCCGTCAACCTGCCGGTGCCGTACAGGGAATCATAGGCCCCCTGCCCGTAGTAATAATCAAAGGCGGAGATCACGTCATCCGTCACGATGCCGTTTTTCAGGGCGGACTGTACCTGACTGGCAGTCAGCGTCGGCTTTACCACGGTACTGCCGCCGGAAGAACCGGAGCCGCCGGTCTGCCCGCCGTACTTGGCGTAGAAGTTCTGCTGCCGGACGTATTCCTCGTACAGGGCGTTTGCCAGCTCCGCGTCTCCCGTGGCCTCTGCCTTGGCAATGGCGTTCCGGTACTCCGTGTCAAGCTGGCTCCGCTGGAGGTCGATGGCCGCCGTCTTTTCCGCCTGCTCCCGGTCGATCTGGGAAAGATTCTGCTGAAGCACAACGTCCTGTGCCAGCGCCGCCTGTCCGGTGGTGCCGGTGTTCAGGCCGTTTGCCACCGCCATCTCCTGAAACGCGCCTCGGCTCAGAGCGTTCTGGTTGGCCGCGCTGTTCCGGGCAATGTCATATACCGGCGCGATCTGTGCACGGTTGGCATCCAGTGTGGCGGTGTTCTGCTCGTAGGCGGATTTCAGCGCCGCCAGCTCCGCCGCTACCTTCTTGGCGTACAGCTCCTTCAGATAGTCGCTGCCGTCTCCGATGTCAAAACTCGTGCCGGTCTGCGCCGTGAAATTGCTGGCCGGGGTGCCGCCTGCGTTAATATCCGTGACCCGCTGTTGGCTGTATGCCGGTGTTCCGTAGCCGGTAGTCCCGGCCTGTACGCCGCCGTTCTCCGCCAGATAGTCCCCGAAGGACTGCACCTTGCCACTGGCCTGTGCAATGGGGGAGGTGTCCGTGCCCATGAGATAGCGGTAGTAGGCCAGCTCCGCGCTTTCCGGGCTGACGTCCAGACCCAGCCGCCGCCGCAGATCATTCACGGAGGAAAGAGCGCCGCTGTCCGTCACATAGCCGTTTTTATCAATGGTGTAGCCGTACCCGGCGCGGATGGCGTTTGCCGCCTGGTTGGCCTGATCGCCGGTAATCTCACCCCGCTGAAGCCGGTTGCGGATGTCCTGAATCTTGGAGCGGTCCAGTGCGGACATCATCTCGTTGTCCGTCCACGCGCCGCTTTTGCCGTAACTGCCGTTTCCGGCGTTAATGTCCTGATGGGGGGTGTAGTCCGCCACGCCCTTCACAGCCTTCTTTGCGTAGCCATTCTCATCGTAAAACACGGTGTAGCCGTTGGAAATGGAATATCCCCCGGCCAGATCGGGCCGTCTGCTCATATCCGCGCCGCCGGTCATCTTCTTCCAGTAATTTGCCTGATCCGTGGGCTGCAAATTGGCCGCACCGTAAATTCCCGGATTTGTATAGCCGCCGGTGCCGTAGCCGGGGCCTTTTACATAAGGCGTCCCCCCGGTTGCCGCCTGAGAGCTGCCGCCGGAAGAGCTGGTGTCCCGCCGGTTGCCGCCCTTGTCATAGGTCTGGCTGTACGTCTTGTCGGAGCCGATCATGTTCGGCTCCCTGCCACCGTACTTGTCAGCGATTTTATTCTCGCGCTCCTTGGTCAGTCGGTCCCGCTCGGAAGCCGACAGATCCGTTCTCTGAAGCTCCTTGGAGTAGTCTTTGTTTTTATCGTAGTAGCCTGCCATACTTGGTCCTCCTTATCCGTTCCAGTCAGCCCGGGTCTCCCTCACATCAATGTGGGTAAAGCCCTTCTGACTGTAAATGCCCACGCCGCCCCAATCGGGCATGAGTTCTCGGGCAAATGCCCCCACCGCCTCGGGCTTCTGACCCTTCACGGTGATGTCCGCCGCCGTGCCGTAGCAATGCTGGCTGTGGGCCACGCCGCCCACTTTGGCGTTATACTGGGGCGTCCGGTAGGCACTGGCAATCGTCACCGGAGCACCGAAGTGGCTGCGGATGCTCTGCAAAACCATCACCAGCCGGGGCGCTACCAGTACGGCGTCGGAGCCGTCCTTGCAGGCAAATTCCTTCACTTTGAAATGGGTGGACAGCTTCATGCCGCCGTCCATCGCCTTGGAATAGGCGTTGATCTCTACCATAGGTTTCTCTCCTTCCGGCTCACACGCATCCCCGCTCTTGTACTTCCACACCAGGAAGAACAGGATCACCCGCCCATCCCCGGTAAAGCCCTTGCCTGTCGAATCCATGAAGCAGGTAGACCCGCCGCCGTCCATCATAATGGCGTTGTCCCAGCCGGACGCAGCCAGCAGGTTCCGGAGCTGTTCCGGGGTGTGCCGCTCCCGGCTCACATAGTAGGCAAACCTCCCGTTCTTGGTGCCGATGGCTGTCCGGGGGGCACGGTAGCGCATATCCGCTCCGCAGTGGATGGGGTTGATCTTCTTCCCGCCGATGATGAGGTGGACGCACTCCATGTAATTCCGGTCCCCGTTGGGCACGGTCTTCACGCCGAAGTCCGCCGGGGTGCTCCAGCTGATGGCCCACGCCCGGTAATTGGGGGTCTTGCGGGTCTGCCCGTCTGCCTTTAAATGGCAGGCCGGGGTCTGATTCCGCAAGAAAATGGAGCCATTGCAGATAGCGTCCCCGCCCGCCTCCGCCAGCATCTTTTTCAGGTTGGCCGTGGTGGAGCGGAGACGCTTCCGGTTGAAATAGATCTTGATGAATTGGAGGTCGGAGAGCGGGACGGTTCCCGCTCTCGTGCTCATGTGTGAGCCTCCGTATTCTGTTTCCCCTGATCGCTGGCCTGACGAATGGCATCCAGCATATTTTTAATAAAGGCGGGGTAGGGGACCCCCATAATGGCGGTATTTTCCAGAATCGACAGCCCCTCGTTTGCGATGAAAAACATACAAATAGCGTCACGGGCAAAGTCGCTCCCGGTGGCTTGGTCCAGCAGTGCCGCCATCCACACGAGACACAACATAACGCCCTTGCGAACCAGGCCCTTATAGCTGGCATTGGACTCCAGCGCCCCGGTTTTGCTCTTGCCGGACTTGTGCCAGATCGCTGCCACCAGCCAGCCCGTGGCGTAATCCAACGCCATAAAGCAGATCAGAACTTTGAGAGCCACGTCCCAACCTCCAAGTGCCTGGGCGATGGCGGAGCCAGCCGCAGCCAGCACCGCCAACACCGTGTTTTTGATGTGTAAAGCGTTCATGGTGTCCCTCCTTTCGGCGGTCACACCCGCACGGTCTTCTCAGGATGACCGCCCTCGTCCCACGTAATATCGTAGGTGCCCTCCGGGGTCTCCACCCGCACGGTCTGACCGGCCTTCGTGACATCGTACCGCATATAATCATGCAGGTGACGCACGTCGGCGGGTTCGGTCTCCGCAGGGATAAAGCCCTCGGCCATCTCAGCCTCGGTCCAGTTGGCAACGCCGCCGTCGGGATTCAGGTGGAAGTTGGCCCCCGCCTCCTTCAGCTCCTTGTTGATGGCCTCGATGGTCTTGCCGTTCTTCTTGCCCTCGTTGATGATCTCAGCAAACTTCTTTTCCATAATGTTTCTCCTTTCAATTTTACGGCTTACTCAGCCGGTTTCATTCGTATCTGTGGGACCTGCCGGAGGATTGACCTCCGGCTTTTTTAAAAGCAGAAGGTGAAAAATACGCCCTCCGCGTGATTTGCGTCCGTCAGCAGGTACACGCCGGAATCGTGCTTGCGGATGTAGTTGACCTTTTCGGTCAAATAGCTTTCCCCTTGAGGGGTGGTCAGTCTGTACATAGAAATCCTCCTTATACAAAAAAGCATGGGGCTATTGCCCTGGAAATGTTGGCGTAGCTACCGGTGGCGCTGCCGTCGGTGTTGACA